GCTGACCTCGCGCTCTGTTGCCAGATAGCTCAGGAAAGCCTCGACCTCGAGACCGCCCATCTCGCGCGGGTGCCGGCGGCCCGACCAGCGCACGAACTGCCGCAGCCAGTGAACGTAGGCCTGCGCGGTGCTGCGGCTGTAGTGGCGCACCCGGATGGCCTCGACCACGGCCTGCACCAAGGTGCGCGGCTTGGCCTCAGGCTGTCCCGTCAGCGGGGCTGCATTAGCCCCGACATTAGGTGCGACAACGACTTGCATTAGGTGGACGCGGAGTTATGTGGACAGGTGGCTGTTCACTTAACGTCAGCCCGAACACACGGCCAGCCCGAGCGCAGCCGCGCCGAGGACGATCGCGCCAGCGATCAGCCACCAGCCATGCCGCCTGCGCCTGCTTGTGGTTCAAGCTCACCGACCTCCACACCCACTTCCGCCGCCACTTCAACCAATGCGGCCGGGTAGGTGTCGCCGTAGGGGCTGGCCTCTACGTCCGCCACCAAGGCGCAGTCCAGCAGCAGCAGGGCCAGGTCGTCGGGGCCCATGTGGCGCAGGCGGGCGATCAGGTCCGGCTCGTTGTCGATGCCGTGCAGATCCAGCAGCATCTGCTTGTCCTCGTAGGGCACGCCGCGCACGGCAGCCTCGGCGATCAGCGCCAGCTGCAGCGCGGTGCGCGGCTGGTGCTTCAGGCGTTCCCGCACCTGGTCGAGCACAGCGCGGCGGCGCTGGGTTTCCGCCGCGGCGGCCGCTTCCTTTTCCGCCTGCTTGTGGCGGCGTTGTTCCTCCTCCTGCCAACTTGGCGCGGCCGGCTTGCTGCCCTTCGCTGGCGCCGCGAACCCTTCCAGCCCGGCCTGCACCAGGTCGTCGCGCCGGTAGGCCTTGACGGTCTTGCCGTCGCGGGGGTTCTGGATCAGCACCACCTTCGGCGGCACGATGCTGGCCGCCTTCAGCGCCTTGGCCACGGCCTTGTCGGCCGGCGCGTAGGCGCCCTTGACGGTGCCGTCCGCCGCGATCGCGGCGCGGGCCTTGTTGCCGGTGACGACGGTGTGGCCCGCCGCTTCCTGCGCGGCGGCGGCGCGCGCCAGGTGGGCCGTCTTCTTCGCGGCCCAGCAGTCGGGGTCCGTGCAGGCGTCTGCGCCGCCGAAGGGGCGCCACTGGTGCTTGGCGCGTTCGTGCGTGGCCACGTCGGCGAACTCCAGCGCGTTGCCCGCGCGCTTGGGGCAGGCGCTGCAGGCGCCGGCTTCCGGGATGAGCGTGGCGTCTTCGCGGTCGAAGATCGCGCCCTTCAGCTGCAGCGTGAACTCTTCGGCCAGCAGGTCGCGGATGCGGCGGTAGCTCTGCTGGCCGCCGTCTTCCATGTCCAGCGCCTGGGCCTTGATGCGGTGCAGCGCTTTCTCTTGCAGCGTGTGCGTGCGCATCCGCGCGATCAACAGCGCCACCTCGGCGCCGAACTCGCCCGCCAGGCATGCGTCGCGCACCCGCGGGATGGCCTGCAGCAGCTTGAGCCGCGCGGTGATGTAGCTGGGGCTCTTGCCGAAGCGCTCGGCCAGCTGCACCTGCGTGAGGCCGTCGTGCTCCAGCATCGTGGCGTAGCCCTCGGCTTCCTCGAAGGGGTGCACGTCCTTGCGGCTGAGGTTCTCGGCCACCTGGGCGCTGCGGGCTTCGGCGTCGGTGAGCGCGCGGATGACGCAGGGCGCGGTCAGCAGGCCGGCCTGGACCGCGCCGCGCTTGCGCCGGTGGCCGAAGACAACCTCGTAGGCCTGGACGTCGTCTTCGAGCAGGCCGCCGCCGCTGATGGGCCGCACCAGCAGCGGCTGGTGGATGCGGCCCTCGGCCTGGATGCTGGCCGCCAGCTCGTCGATGTCCGTGTAGGACCGGCGCGGGTTGAAGGGGCTGTCGCGCAGGTGGTCGAGCGGGATCTCGACGATGGTGTCAGAGGTCATCGTTGCTCCGGGTGATGCGCACGAGCTCTCGGCGCGTGGGGTGGCTGGCCAGCAGGCCCAGGGCGATGCCGGCGGCCAGGATTTCGACGTTCATGTCGATGTGCTCGTTGGGCTGCTCGCGCTCGTCGATGAGCGGGCGGATGTCCCACCAGCGCACATGGGTGCCGCCGGCATCGGGGATGTCGACGCGGTTGGCGTTCTGTTCGACCTCCAGCACGATGTAGCGCTGCGCCAGGCGCACGCAGCTATGCACGGTGCCGAGCAGCCAGTCGGGCTGCGTGGCGGCGATCGGTGGGGCGCTGGCGTTCGTCATGCGGCGGCCTGCTCGGCTGCGGCCTGGGGCTCGTCGGCCCAGGCGGCGTGTGCGCGCTGGCTGGCCTCTTCGCGGAAGCAGGCAGCGCTGCCCCACAGGCTGCGCAGCACGTAGAAGACGAGGCCGGGTGCGTCCCGGGCGGGCAGGCGCAGCATGTCGGCTTCGATGCCGGTGTGGAGGTGGCGCAGGTCGAACACGTACCACTTGGCCGCGTGCAGGTGGTCGCCGCGCACGGCGCGCAGGAACATCTGCACCGTGCCGCAGGCGGCCACGGGGTGCAGGCCGACGGTGCTGCCGTCGCGGAACATCACTTCGTGGCGCTCGCTCAGCACGCTGAGGTAGCCGTGTTGCTGGAGGATGCGGGTGTCTTGCATGAGGGTGTGCTCACTCGTCGTCGAAGAGGTCGTTGGCCGCGGCGCGCCGCGGGTCGTGGGTGAGATGGGGCAGGCGGCGGCGCGCGGCGATGCGGGCGGCGGCGTGGGGGTCGCGCTGGTTGGGGTCCGGCAGCGCGGCGCGCGGCGGGGCGGAGGTGGGCGGCGTGCCGAGCTGACGGCGGCCGAGGCGGTGCGCCAGGCCGCGGATGCAGGGGCCGTAGACCCGGTCGGCCAGCGCGGCGTCCAGGTCGTCGGGCCAGTGCGGGCGGCGCAGCTGGCGGAAGGCCAGGTGCAACTGCTCGGGCGTGACTGGCGCGGCCTTCACCACACCATCCCGAGCTTCGTGGAGCCGATGACCACGAGCATGCCGATCAGCACGCCCCAGGCGATGCCGGCCAGGCGGCCGGCGCGGACGCCTGTGATGTAGCCGTGGCGCTCGGCCAGCTCTTGCTGGGCGTCGAGCGCGCTGTTGAAGGCTTCGGCCATCTCGCGCGCGGCGGGGCTGGCGTTGGGGTCCAGCTGCAGCCGGGGTGCGGGCTCGACCGCGGTCGCGGGGGTGGCGCTCATGGCTTGGCGGCCGGCGCGCTGGCGGCGGGCGGCTGTTCGCAGCCGTCGTCTTCCAGGTCGCACGGGTCGATGAAGAGCCACAGCACCCAGGCGATGGCCACGCCCAGCAGCACGGCGACGAAGCGGTCGGCCAGGCGGCCGGCGCGGGCCAGCGTGGTGGCGTTGTGGCGGTTCAGGCGCTCGGTGAAGAGGCGCTCGTCGAGGGACGGCGCGGGCATCACGCGACCCTCCGCAATGCAGGCGTCTGCGGCACGCGCTTGGCGGCCGGGCGGGCCTTGCCCTTGCGGGCAGCCTTGCGCTCGGCCTTCTCGCGCGCCACGCGCTGCTGCACGGCGCGCAGGTAGGCGCCGGCGAGGTCGATGGTCTCGTGCGAGCGCAGGCCCTTGGGGCGCAGCTCGAGCACGCTGCCGACGAGGGTGACGATCAGCGGCCGGAGGCCGCGGTCACGCACGTAGGCGTTGGTTTCCCGGGTGACGGGGTGGGTTGACTTGGTGGGCATCGCGGCTCCTGCGCCTTGTGGGCCCCGGCGGGGCGGCTCGGCAAGGCGTGGGCGCGACCTTAGCAAAGAAGTTTGCAGAAAGCAAATAGCTTTGCGTGGGTGGCGGCGTCGGGCTACGCGGCCATATCCTTGCGGGCCTAACGCACCGAGGGAGTCGCGCCGTGGAAGAACAGGTGTTTCTGCAGGAGCCCGGTGTGCTGGTCACCAGCACACGCATTGACATTCACGGGCAGACGTTCGCCGTCCGCAACGTGGGCTCGGTGAAGGTGCAGGATGAGGGGCGCCCCTGGCTGGCGTTCTTGTTCCTGCTGATCGGGATTGGCGCGATGAGCGGGCAGAGCTACATCTTCGGCGCGTGCTGCCTGGTGATCGGTGGCGCGTGGCTGTGGAAGTCGTTGAGGACGCGCAAGCTGGTCTTCATCGCCGGAGGCGGGGAGACAGTGGCGCTGAAGTCAACCGACCCGGCCCAGGTGGAGCGGCTGCGCGCAGCGGTGGCGCAGGCGATCTCGGTGCGCTGACCCTGGCGCGAAGCCGTGCCGTCAAGAACGCACGAACAGACCCCAACTCCGGTCAATTGCTACCACCTCTCTACGGGGGTTTTCGGCAGATCTGTGGATGCCGCGACGTTTCCGCCGGCCCAATGTGTGAACCTGCGCACCCTTGCCTAGAGCGCGGCGGGTTTTCCACCTGGGCTCAGCAGACTCATCAAGACAGGGACGTAGTGGTCGGCGCCACGGTCGCGTGCCCAGCCGGCCAGGTTGTCGGCCAGTGCGTTGAGGCGCGCAGGCGGGGCGGCGCCAAGTGCGTCGCCGAGCCGCTCAAGCGCTGCTCGTAGCGACAGCTCGAGCGCTTGGCCGGTGCGGTGCGCGCCGGAGTCGGCCGCGACGCTGCTGGCAGAAGGCGCGCCAAGCAGCGGCAGCCGCCCCAGGGCTTCTTCAAGGGACACACCCAGGGCCTTGGCGTAGCGCGCGATCTCCCTGGGCTGCTTGACCTTGCCGCTCTCCACGTTCTCGATGTTCTGGCGCGACACGCCGACGTGCTCGCCCATCTGACGGGTGTTCCAGCCCCTGCTGGTGCGGTAGGCACGGACGCGGTCTGCCAGCTTCATAGGCAAACCAATTTGCCACCGTTGCGCGCAAACTCGGTTGCGATTACATTGCAAACAACTTTGCAGACGGAGCACCGGGTGAATCCAGCACTTTCGCGCGTGCTTGCAGCGCATGACGACTCGCCGACCAAGCTGGCGAAGGCGTTGGGCAACGGCGTCGTGCGGCAGCAGGTCGAGCACTGGGTAAAGGTCGGCCGGGTGCCGGCGGCGTATGCGCCTGACGTGGAACGGGTGGCGCGCGCGCTGGGCATCCAGGCCGTGTGCGAAGAGCTGTGCCCTGGGGTGAGCTGGTCGGTGCTGCGGGAGCAGCAGGCGGCATGAGGCGGGTGTCTCCCCCGCGGCCGGGTTCGCTTCTTCCGGGCTTGGCCCTGGGCTGCCGCTTCGGCGCAGCCCAGGGCGCGTTCTCTTCTATCCGATAGGCCGGTGTCGATGGTCGCCATGGCAGCAGTGTGCGTAACGATGCTTCTCAACCGCTCTCAACAAGGATGCGAGGCGTTGTGAGGCAGCTGGCTATCCCATTGGACGTGTCGCTCGCTGAGATCTCGCGCAAGCAGTCGCTCGGTGCGGCGATCACCCTGTGCTACGAGGCCGCGGGCATGACGCCCAAGCAGGTCTTGGCGCTGGGGCCCTGGGATAAGGCGCAGCTATCGCGATGGGAGAGCGGCGCCGAGGGCATCGTCTGGCCGAAGCTCTGCGCGCTGATGGACGGGTGCGGCAACGACGTGCCCGTGCTTTGGCAGTTGGGGCAGCGCGGGTACGACATGGGCAGCGTGCGCAAGCGTGAATCCGAGCTCGAGCTGGAGAACCGCCTGCTGCGTGAGGAGCGCGATGCGCTGAAGCGCGTGCTGCTGGCGGGGCGTGGCTCGTGATCGAGGTCGAACACGATCCGCGCGGCCGCACCTACACCGAAACCTGGCGACACGAGTGCGAGGTGCGCTACATCCTGTCCCTGCCCAGCCGCGAGGCGCGCCGCGAATGGCTGGACCATCCGCTGTTGCTGCGCACTCGCGGCCAGGCTGCCGTCGACCGGCTGAAGGCCGACGTCGCTGCAGCCTGGAATGCGGCCAGAGCAACCCCTATCCCCCGAGGGCAAGAGCCCGCGCCCGACTGTCTCAGCGCCGCTGACGCGGCGGTGAACGGATCGGTGAACGACCGCCTATCGAAGCCAGACGATGGGTCCTTCCTGCCTGCGGCAACTGCGGGTAATTCGACGCCCGTCGTCGGGGTACACAGTGAGGTTTCCGCTCGGTGAACGCCGACAACTACACCGGCGTGCTCGGCCAGCTGCAGGCTGCGGGGCTGCTCGTCGATGACCTGGTGATCGGCGAGCGGCGGCGCACCAAGGTCGAGGGTGAGCGCGAAAAGCGCGGCTGGTACCACCTGCACTACCTGGAGATGCCCGATGGCCGCTCCGTCATCGTCGGCAGCTTCGGCATCTGGCGTGGCAACGACAACGGCGCGCAGAGGATCCAGCTCAAGCGCACCGAGCCCCTCACCGACGAGCAGCGCGCCGCGCTGCGCGCCCGCATCGCGGCCGACCGCAAGGCCGCCGACGCCGCCCGCAAGCGCGAGATCGACCGCGCCGCGGCGCGCGCCCAGGCGATGTGGCAGAAGCTCGACTCCACCGGCGACAGCGAGTACCTCCAGCGCAAAGGCGTCGCTCCGCACGGCGTGCGCTTTGCGCAGAGCGGTGCGATGGTGCTGCCGCTGCTGGACGTCGATGGCCGCGTCTTCGGCCTGCAGGCGATCTACCCGCGCGGCCACGAGAGGGTCAAGCGCACCGGCCGCGACAAGGACTACTGGCCACTCGGCCTGGCCAAGCAGGGCCATTTTTTCCTGATCGGCAGCCCGCAGTCCGCAGGCGTCTGCATGGTGGCCGAGGGCTACGCCACCGCGGCCAGCGCCTTTGAAGCCGTGGGCCTGCCGGTGGCCGTGGCCTTCGACGCCGGCAACATCGTGCACGTCACCGCCGCGCTGCGCACGCGCTGGCCGCGGCTGCGCATCCTGGTGCTGGCCGACGACGACTACCTGGGCAAGTGCCGCGCGTGCGGCCAGCTCACGCTCACCGCCGAGCGCCACTGCCGCCACTGCGGCGCCGAGCACGGCGCGCCCAACGCCGGCATCGCGGCCGGCCAGGCCGCCGCGCTGGCCGACCACACCCACTGGCTGGCGCCGCGCTTCGCGGCCGAGCGCCCGCTGGACCGCAAGGGCCCCACCGACTGGAACGACCTGCACCTGGCCGAGGGCCTGCATGTGGTGCGTTCGCAGGTCGAGACCCTCCTCACGGCACTTCGATGGCGGGGGGCGGCGGTAGCCGCGCCGACCTCCGCCGCCGCAAAAGGGGAGGGTGACGGCGGCGGTGGCGACCTAAGGTCTGTCGTGACGGTCGACGAGTTACACGAGCGGTTCGCGCTCGTGTACGAAGCGTCAGAGACAGTCTTCGATGCACAAGAGCACAAGCTCGTGCCGCTGGCGAGCATGCGCAATTTGTGCACGAGCCGCCAGCTGCACCGGTCGTGGATCGAGAGCCCCGGCAAGCGCATCGTCCGCCTGGAAGAGGTGGGCTTCGATCCCGCTGAGCGCGATCAGACGGTCAAGTGCAACCTGTGGGCGGGTTGGCCCACGCGCCCCGACAGCTCCGCGCAATGCGGTCAGCTGCTGGCGCTGGGCGAGTACCTGTGCAGCAATGACGCCCGCGGCGCCGACATGTGGCACTGGCTGCAGCACTGGCTCGCGTTCCCGCTGCAGAACCCAGGCGCAAAGATGAAGACGGCCGTCGTGATGCACGGCCCGCAGGGCGCAGGCAAGAACCTGTTCTTTGAGGCGATCGCCGCGATCTACGGCCCATACGCGGCCGTCATCGACCAGGACGCGCTCGAGGACAAGTACAACGACTGGGCCAGCCGCAAGCTCTTCATCGTCGCCGACGAGAGCGCGAGCCGCAACGAGCTCTTCCACGTCAAGAACAAGTTGAAGGGCCTGATCACCGGCGACTACGTCCGCATCAACCCGAAGTTCGTCGCGAGCTACCGCGAGCGCAACCACATCAACCTGGTGTTCCTCTCGAACGAGCACCAGCCCGTGGTGCTCGAGCGCGACGACCGCCGCCACGGCGTCATCTGGACGCCGCCGAAGTGGGACGCGGATCGCTTCAATGCCGTCATCGCCGAGCTACGCGCCGGGGGCAGCGCCGCGCTCCACCACCACCTGCTGCACCTGGATCTCGGCGACTTCGGCCCGGCCACGCTGCCGCCGATGACCGAGGCCAAGGTCGACCTGATCGAGCTCGGCATGGACTCGAGCGAGCGCTTCTGGATCGACTGGACCGAGCGGCGCCTGCCGCTGCCGCTGGGCAGCGTGCGCAGCGAAGACCTGTACGCCGCGTACGCGCTGTGGTGCCGGCTGCAGGGCGTCGCCAAGCCGGCGCAGCTCAACACCTGCATGGGCGGCTGGAGCAAGCGCCCGGGCGCGAAGAAGGCGCGCGAGCGGCACTGGCTCAACTACAGCCAGACGCGCCAGGTGCAGAGCATGGTGCTGCACCCGCCGGGCAGTGACCACCGGCCCACGTGCGACGAGCTGACGAAGTCGATCAACCGGTTTAACGAGGCGCTGCGCTCGTGGAAGGAGATCGCCGCCGGCGGCGATCGCGGCCCGCGCGGCGGCGGGGCCGGTTCGGAGCGCCGCGAGCCGGCCGAAGCGGCAGGGGGGGACGACGATGGGCCGTACTGACGCGCGCTGTGCAGGCGCTTGTGCAGGCACTTGTGCATGCACATGTGCAGGGGTCTGTGCAGGCACTTCGGCGGCGCAAGTCGTTGATGCTGCTGGCGTTTCGGCGTTTTGTGCAGGCGTGCAGGCGCCTCACGTGCGGGCGCGCGCGCCGGGGCGCGTGGGCGCGCGCACAGGCCGGCGGGCGGGCGCGCAGGCGCCCCCGCGCGCGGGCGGGCGGCCGCCCCCCTGCACACCCCGAAAAATTCAATGGTGGAGCGAACTTGGACGTGTGCAGGGAGCTGGCCGGCCGCCTGCACAGGCCCTGCACAACCGGAAACGGGGGGCGCGTCGATGACCGAGGGCATCACCCAGGCCGAGTTCGCCCGCCGTCAGGGCTGGGAGCGCAGCTACGTCACCAAGCTCAAGCACGAGAACCGCCTTGTCTTCGACGACGCCGGCCGCGTCGACGAAGCCGCCAGCCTGGCGCGCATCCAAGAAACCACGGCCGTCCAGTCCCGCGCCAGCGATCCCGCCGTCAGCCCCGCCGGCCGCAGCGACCGCGATCGCCAGGCCTTCTACGACGCCGAGAAGAGCCGGCTGGACCTCGAGGAGCGCGTGCGCCGCCTGCGCGACGCCGCCGAGCAAGACGCTGCGCTGGCCGACGCCGCCGTCGTCTTCCGCACCGCGCTGGAAACCTGGCCCGAGCGCCTCACGCCCGACCTGGCCGCGATGGGCGGCGACGAAGCCCGGATCCAGGCCTTCCTGGCTGACGAAGTCGAAGCCGTGCTCGGCGAGCTCAGCCGCCGCTTTGCTGCGATGGCCGCCGAGCCCACCTGACCTTCCCGCCCCGAACCGGAGACCACAGCCCAATGGCCATCATCACCCTCAAGGGCCTGCCCGAGCTGCGCCGCAACCTCAGCGGCTTCAGCGATCGCCGCTTCGACGCCACCGTTGCCACCGCGCTCACACGCAGCGCCGTGCTGTCGCGCGACGAAACTCGGCGCGATCTCGGCACTGTCTTCGACCGGCCCACGCCCTACACCGTCAACGCCCTGTACGTTGAGCCGGCCAAGGCCGATCGCCTGCAGGCCAGCGTCAAATTCAAGGACGACAGCGCCACCAGCGGCACGCCCGCCGCGCAGTACCTGATGCCGCACGTCAAGGGCGGCGGCCGGGCTCAGCGCCGTTTCGAGCAGCTGATGGTGGCCGCGGGCCACCTGCCCGCTGGCTGGTTCGTCGTGCCCGGCGCCGGCGCCAACCTCGACGCCTACGGCAACATCAGCCGCGGCCAGATCATCCAGGTGCTCAGCCAGCTGCGCATCACCGCGGTCGCCGGCAGCACGCGCAACATGTCCTTCACGGACACGCGCGGCGCGCTGCGGGCGCAGAAGCGCGCCGGCGGCCGCTTCTTCGTGGTGCCGCCCGGCAGCCGCATTGCACCCGGCGTGTACCAGCGCGAGTTCATCGGCCGCACGGTCACTCCGGTAATGCTGTTCGTCTCGCGCGTGACCTACCGCGCCACGTTCGACTTCTTCGGCACCGTGCAGGCCCGCGCCATGCGCCACCTGCCCGACCAGGTGGCCCGCGCCGTGCAAGAGCAGTTGGCCCGCTTGGCCGCGCGCACCGGCGGCTGAAGGGCAGGGCCGGTGAGCGCGCTGCAACCCTTCGCCCCGCCGCCGGCCGCGCCGCGTGTGCACGCCGTGCTGGCGCGCTCGCTCACGCCGCGCAAGGTGCTGCGCGTCAGTGAATGGGCCGACCGCCACCTCGTCAACACCACCAAGAGCAGCGCCGAGCAGGGCCAATGGCGCACCAGCCGCAACCCGCCGCTGCGCGGGCCCATGGACTGCTTCAGCCTGCGCAGCCCGGTGCGCAACGTGGCGCTGAAGTTCCCCATCCAGTTCGGCAAGAGCGAAGTGCTCAAGGCCGTGTGCGCCTACACCATGGTCAACCGTCCCGGGCCGATCATGGTCACGTACCCCAGCGAAGTCAGCCGCGACAAGGGCGTCAACCAGAAGTTCCAGCCCCTCTTCGAGACCACGCCCGTGCTGCGCGAGGCCCTGCGCAGCAGCAACAGCCGCGAGACCGCCAACAGCCGCTTCTTCAAGGACTTCGCCGGCGGCCAGTGGTACGCCGAGCACGCCGGCAGCCCCGTGCGCCTGAAGTCCACCAGCGTCATGCTGCTCGAGGTGGACGAGCTCGACGAGTTCGCCAACCAGTTGCAGGGCGGCGACGACCCGCTGCAGATGCTGAACGGCCGCACCAGCGCCTTCCCCACCACGTACAGGCGTCTGTACGTCAGCACGCCGCAGCTCAAGGCGACAAGCCGCATCGAGCAGCTGTGGGAGCGCAGCGACCAGCACCGCTACCACGTGCCCTGCCCGCACTGCGGCCACGCCCAGCCGCTGGAGTGGGGCGCCCTGGTGTGGGCCGCCCAGCGCCACCCCGAGAAGGGCCGCCAGGTGTGGCTGGCCTGCCGCGAGTGCGGCGGCGTCATCGAGGAGCATCACAAGACGGCCATGATCGCCGCCGGCCAGTGGGTGCCCGGCAACCCCGGCGCCGCCATCCGCGGCTACCACATCAACTGCCTGTACTACGCCATCGGCCTGGGCCCCCGCTGGGCCGACCTGGTCGAAGAGTGGCTCGACGCGCAAGGCGATCCCGCGCGCCTCAAGACCTTCATCAACGACCGCTTGGCCGAGGCGTGGGAAGACGCCAGCACCCGCAGCGTCAAGGCCAACATCGTGGCCGAGCGCGCCGAGCCCTTCCCGCTGCGCACCGCGCCCGCCGGCGTCATCCGCGTGGTGGCCGGCGTGGACACGCAGGACAACCGCCTGGCCGTGCAGATCCTCGGCCTGGGCCGCGGCCGCGCCTTCTGGACGCTGGACTACGTCGAGCTGCCCGGCGACCCCGCGCTCGATGCCGTGTGGGACGCGCTCACCGAGCTGCTCAACCGCCCCATCCCGCACGCCAGCGGCGCGCTGCTCAGCGTCGACGCCACGGCCGTGGACGCCGGCGGCCACCGCACCGAAGCCGTCAAGGCGTGGGTGCGAGACCGCCGCGTGCGCAGGCCCATGGTTGTCTTCGGCGCCGTGCCCAACAACGCACCCGTGCTCAACAAGGGCAAGCCGGCGGACGTGACCTGGCGCGGCCAGTACGACAAGCGCGGCGTCGTGGTCTACCAGGTGGGCACCGTCGTGACGAAGCACTTGCTGTACGCCGCCCTGGCCGCCGACGCCGACGCCCAGGCAACGTGGGAGCAGCTGCCCGAAGCCCCCGACAAGCCCGCCGCGCCCGCCCGCCAGTGCCACTTCAGCGACCAGCTGCCGCCGGAGTACTTCCCCGGCCTCATCAGCGAGGTGTTCAACCCCACCAAGAACCGCTTCGAGAAGCGCCGCGGCGGTGTGCGCAACGAGCCGCTGGACACCTGGGTCTACGCATGGGCTGCCAGCCACCACCCCGAGCTACGGCTGCACCGTGCCACCCGCGCCGACTGGGACCGCTGGGAACAAGCGCTGCTGGCCCGCGCGCCCGCGCCGGCGGCTGCGGGCGCCGAGCCCCCTGCAGGCACCGCAACCCCGGCGTCGCGCCCAGGTGAAGCCCCGCCGCCCGGGCCGGGCATCTGGCACAGCTACCGGCAGCGCCGCCGCAAGACTTGAAGGAGCCCCCCGCGCCATGAGCCTCACCCGCGGGGCGCCCCCCCCCCCCCCCCCCCCCCCCGCGGGCCCCCCGGCGGGC